GGAGCAAAATAGAAATCAACCACGGCTGCTTGCGAGGGCCTATACGTCTTGTTCTTCATAGTGCGAGCCTTGATGGTTTGTCCCACAATCTCATCCTTGTTCTTAATCCATTCATCGCGCTTAACCTCAACGCGAGTGAAGTAGTGAAAGTTTTTGGCCTTACCGCCCGGGGTGGTGCGCGGGTCACCCCACATGACACCAATTTTTTCACGCCACTGATTAACGATAAGCCCAGTGCATGCCCTGTCCTGTTCAGTCTTTGAACGTTTCTGCGCCGGGGCGGCTTTACGGAAGAACTTGGAAGTAAGACGCGCGCCAAGACCAACGGTGAATTCGTCCATGGGACGCTCAGATTCGTCAGAGGGAACGAGCGCCGGAAGGGAATCAATGACTACGCAATCGGCGGCACGATTGGCCATGATGTCAATTACAAGGTTGTACGCTTGTTCCATAAGGTTAATTTCAACGATCCACAGGCGGTCAAGGTCGACGCCAATTGCTTTTGCGTATTCCGGTACGAACTCCTCAGCAGCAATCCACACAGCAGTCCACTCAGGGTCAAGCATTTGGTTTGCTGCAATGGTCTTGAGGGCAATGGCCGTTTTGCCAGACGACTCATCACCAATGATCTCGCTCCACTGATTTGCGGGCCAGCCACCGCCAAGCATCAGGTCATACGCAAGGATGCCAGTGGTGACTCTCGTTATATGCTCTTGAATTTGACTCCCGCGAATAACGGCTTCAACGCCGTACTTCTTATTAACGGAATCGATGATAGAAGCAAGTGAACTGTAATCTGCCATGTTGTGTCCTTAGACGGCCCATGATGCCTGTTCCGCTTGTTGATAAAGCCCATTCCAGCCGCACTCAAAGCATCTTGGTGCGGGGGCTTTTTGTAATGTATTTCCGTTTGACCTACTAAACATATTCTTACTTCCGCAGCGGGGACACGCAAGATGTCCATCAACGGAATGGGCTTCTCCTCCACGCCACATTCTAATAGCGGTGCCCATATCCGTCTGTCCCTGCGCATCGATAGTGTGACGCGTAGGTGTTGTACGGTTTTGGATACTTGCCGCAGCCTGTCGCTGAAGAGCAGGCAAAGTATATTTCTTAGTTACTGGCGGAAGAGATGTTTTGTTTTCTTCTTGTCCACCGGATAGTTTACGTTCCCACCAAGATGCCATCAAATCTCAGCCTCTCCTAGCAAAGCAATTTTTTCATTAAGCATAAGTTTTTGAAGCAACGCCATGCCGAAAGATAGCATCATAGTCTTAGCACCTTCAAGCATCTCTTCGGTGGGCCCTTGCCCTTCGGGGGCCTGCACTTCAAGGGAACGGCCAAACCACTCAACGGCCTCAACTACCTCGTTAAAAATTCCAAGGTAGAACATTGCTTCCCACTGATTTTGAACCCATTCTCGTTCTTTTTTAGCAACGTCAGGAGATGGGGAAGTAAAACCCAAATCATTTGTAACGTCACGCCCAGTATAAGTTGAAAGCATTAAGTAAAACAATCTTTGATCTGCAAGTGAGTTCATTTGCCTTTGGCCTCCGACCAACTACGTGCCGAGTGGCACGAAACCTTAAGAGAGACCCCCATGATAGATCTTTCGTGGCCCATGGCGTGGACAAGAGTTTTGATAAAATATTCTTGTCTGTCTTCGGGGGCAGTGGCGACCAATTCATCGTGAACCTGAACAAGCATGCGAGCGGGCGTTCCCGCAAAAGCCTTGTTAACTGCTACCATTGCTTCTTTACAAATATCTGCGGCACTTCCTTGAATGATGGCATTGATGGCTTGCCTCTGCGCCCGCGACACCATTTCTTGGTATTGGGACGTAAGGTCTGGAAGCCTCCTACGCCGTCCGCTGATAGTTGTAACGTAACCATTCCGGGTTGCTTTGGCAATTGCCGTCTGCTTCCACTGTGTCAATCCAGCAAAACTTCTGTAGTACGCCTTAAGAATATCTGCGGCATGAGAATCATCAATACTGGTGACGCGGGCTAACTTGGCGGCGCCTCCCCCGTAAGCGGTAAGGAAGTTAACGCCTTTTCCCACCTGCCGCTCGCTTGCCGTAACTTTAGAAATGTCCTTCTTGAACACCGCGGCAGCGGTGGCCGTATGAATGTCTTCGCCTGTCCTAAAGATTCGCAACAACTCTTTATCCTGACTGAACATAGCCATGACACGCAGTTCAATTTGGTCATAGTCGGCTACGAGCATGGTGTGTCCGTCAGGCGGAACAAACAAACCACGGATGCTGGAGTCTCGAGGAATGTTCTGCAGGTTGGGGTCAGACGAAGAAAGCCGCCCTGTCGCCGTGCGGTGAAGGTGAAACGAGGGATGCAACTTTCCGCGATTCAACTTGGGCAGCAAGCCTTCAACATAAGTTCCCTTAAGTTTCTGAAGTTCTGACCAGTCAAGAAGCAGAGGAATAATTGGATGCTTACCCCGGAGTCTCTCCAGTGCCTCATTATCTACAGATGGTGCACCTTTGGGTGTCCGCTTGGTGGGCCTGAGTCCAAGACCACCTTTACGTTTTCCAGTAAACAACAATGTTTGTTTATCTTTATTAGAGTCCGGATTAAATCCGGGGTAAGCGATTTCAGAAATGGCAAGGAGCGTCTGCGTCAACTTGCTATCAAGTTCCTTACGAAGGCGCTTTAGCGCATGCGTATCTACTTGAATTCCCTCGTTTTCCATATGCATCAAAACGTTCAACACCTGCATGTCCTGTTCCATGGCGGGCAAGAGATCAGCATTAATCTTAAGTTTTGCCATCAACTTGTTATAGAGAAGCCACGTCCACCGAACGTCAAGGTGAACATAAACAGCAGCCTTGTCAAATGGAACAGTGTCAATGATCTTTCCAATCTTGCCATCCTTGGCATAGGCATCATGTCCGCCAAAGTTGTGGGCAATAAGTTGCTTCAAAGCAAAAGAAGGAATGTTTTCATCGTAAATGTGTTGGAGGACCATCGTGTCGCGGAACGGACCATCGGGTATTTCTTCGTAGTACTTTTGGATAGAACGCACATCAAACTTAATGTTGTGTCCAACTTTGATGTAGTTAGAAAAGAAAATGGGGCGCAGTGTCTCAAAAACTTCCGACTTGGACAACTGCTCGGGGGCGGGACTATGCTCAGCCGGAATTACATACTTGGCTTTTGCTATAGACTCCGACCCGTCTTTGAGAACCTTGCGATGTCCCGGTGGGGGGACGGTATCTCCTTCTCCACGCTCCTCTGGGCGAAGCACTACGCCTAACTTGTGCCCCATAGGAATTGCCCACGAGCGGCCAGCGGTAGCAATGCCAATCCAAAACACCTCGTTGCGCAAAGGGTCAAGCGCAAGTTCTTGGAGGTATCGCGCGCGAATTGTTTCAGTAGAGCGAGCAACAATATCCGACGTAGGGTTCTTAAGCGTCTTAATGTGGTCAGCGCACTCCTTAGTGAAGTACTCATACACATCTTCGTGACGTTCAAGAACCCCACGCGATTCAACGTCAAAGGCAAATGTACCGCTGTCTTGTACGGCGGCAATTACCTCGTGGAGTTCCGAAACGGTGTGAACCGTTTGGATCATGTTTAGTTAGCGTCGATCAGTTCAGAAGCGATCTCAAGCAACTCGGCGCGGGTCGGAATTTGAATGATGGACGGGTCATACGCGCCGCGCTTGAGCGACGCAAGGTCTTCGTCGGTAAATGCTCGCAGGCCGTACTCCTCGAGGTCGCGCTCGCGAACCATTTGGAGCAGCGTCTGCGTCTGAGCACCTTTGCCCGTCTTGGACACCGACCAGTAGTTCTTGGACAACGGACCCTGCTGCGGGTTGTTGTGGAAGTTCTTCAACTGGTCAATAAGACGAACGCCAACCTCAAACGACTTAACCTCAAGGTCTCCGTCGGTGTTGAGAAGCGCAATGTTAAACGCAAACTTCGTAGACGGACGGTTACCGGCGTCACAGAGGGGGCAACCCTCGGCGTGGTCGGCAAGGCACACAAACGACTTTTGCCCAGTGCGCTCCACCCAATGGGTTCGGAAGGAAGCGTACGGCTCGTCCTCAATGAACTTGATGATCTGCAACGTTTCGGTGACCTTGAAGCGCTGAGCAAAAGTGGAGGTGGACTCTTGAACCTTCTGGGCGGCGCCCCATCCACGCTTGATGGTGACGACACGCGCCGCGCTCGGCGCGGGCGTCTCCACACGCTCCTTCTTGGAGAGAGTGGCGGTCGCGGTGGCGGGAGCCTCAGCAAACTCCACTTCGTCAGAATCGAAGTCTTCGTCGTATCGGTTAGGCATGTGCTTTGTCCTTTGTGTTTATTTTGGCCAATGTTGCTTGATGTATTTTTTAAATGCCGTCCAATCTGCACTTGCGAGACGAACGTTGTCCCCCAAGTGCGAAGATACGGCGGCAATCAGGAACTCTACCTGAGCGCGACTGTAAAGTCTACGACCTTGAGGGCCTTTTTTGCCCCAAAAGGTTTTTTGCTTAGGTGCGGATGTCCTGTATGAAGCAATAGGGATGTACCCTTTGCTTTCCCACGACCGAATTGTTCCAACGCGGCGGTTGAGCGCGCGCGCCAGTTGTCCAATCGTGTAGAACTCGTGTATGACTCCATTGATCTTATACGACACCGGACGAAGGTCTTGCAGCGGACTGCCGGACTTTGTCTTGGTGTTTTTGCGATTTTTTGGAAGACGCTTGCCGGGGTAGTTTGGCAAGTCATCAAAAAAATCATCTAAACCTTCAACGCCCACGTTTCCTTTTCCTCATAGAAAGTCTTAAGAACTTCTTGAATGTCATCGTTGTTCCATGCGAGACCCAACAACTTGTCCTCGCTTAGCACCTCAACAACTTCTTTAACCGTGTCCCAGTGCCCATTAGTCTTGGCCCAAGCCTCGGCGGCGGAAGAATTAAAACTCTTAGACACGCGACGCTCGCGCTTCAATTCAATGTCGTCCAGCGCAAGCCAAACACTGCCCTTGTCGTCGGGCTGGCCATGCTCCATGACGGCCTTGTGAATGGTTGCGCGCATCTCGGAGTTGCGAGTCTCGAGCGCATCAATCATCTCTTTGGCCTTCTTGTACTCATGGACAAGACGCTTAATGTATTCCTTATCCATTGCAGGCTTTTTTGCTTCCGTAGTGCGCACAACTTTTTTGATGGTCTTCTGCATTTTATACCTCGCTGTTTCTGATGAAGTCGGAGAGAGCCCCAAGGTTAATCTGATAATTACCCTTGTAGTCATACCCACCGTCAACAAATGCCTTGTTAATGTTCCTTTTTTCTTGAAGCATTTCGTACTGTCGCTCCTCGATGCTACCGCGCATGACGAAAGAAACAACGTTGACGTGTGGAAATTCTGAAGATAGGCGAACAATTCTAGCCTCGCGTTGATCCAACTTACCCGCCGACCACGGCAGGTCATAGGAAATCAAATAGTTGGCTACCGGCAAGTCAACACCATAGCCACCGGCGTCCGAGGAAAGAAATAGGCGCACGGTAGGATCGTCCGTAAACATTTGTTTAGATTTATCTCGTTCTTGTACGCTCATTCCACCCATAAAAAGAACACTACCTGTTAGGTGTTGCGTAGATTGCTGAATAATGCGAAGATTGGCTTTAAAAAAGGAAAACAATACAATTTTGTTCTTAGGATCTTGTTCAAGAACATCTGCAATGTATTGAATTACAGCATCAAGTTTGGGGGTTTCGCACGTTGTGGGCACAATGCCTTGGCTTACAATCTTGGCCGCGTATTGACTCCCTTCGTCCGTACTAGTATCTGCATAGTTGGTGGCCGACAATCGCACCAGTTCAGGATTATCACAGAACATCCGGAGCACTGTCAACTTAGACATAATGTCGCCTTTTGCGTCATTGCCAGAGGTCCCGTAATAGTGGGACCACAGATCAAACCCGCGTCCGTATTGAGAAATGGCCTGCTGAATGGCATGCAAAAGATCGTTTGCAATTTTGCGATAGGCAATAGACCCACCAACATCAAAGGGCACTGGGACGACGTTGTGAATAATCTCCGGCAATTGATCCGCAATGTCTTCGCGAGTTTTGCGAACCATAACACCTTTGAGCGACGCGTGAAGGGCGGCAAGATTTCTATATCGAATTGGTTTGCCAAAGTTTTTATCACGCACAATAAATGTGCGATCAAAAATCTTAAACGAACCTAATACGTCAACGTCTACAAATTCCATAATAGAAAACAACTCTTCTGGTTTGTTTTCAATAGGTTGCCCAGTAAGAGCAAATCGATAGTGATAACGCTTGCCCAACTTCTTAAGCATTCGAGAACGCTTTGCTCTTGGTGTTTTGATAAGGGTGGCCTCATCAATCACTATGGCGTCAAACTTTAGACGTTCATACAAAACTATGTCGTTGCTAAGTGATTCAGGATTTACCACGACATAGTTAGCGCTAAGTGCGGTGCGCCATTGTGAACGGCGAGCCCCAGCGCTACCGTCGATAACCACACAAGAAGAATCAGTAAACTTTTTAATTTCTCGTGCCCATTGATATTTAAGGGATGACGGCACAACAATCAAAGTTTTCTCAATCTCAGATTGCTCGTGTAGCGCCTCAAGTGCCGCAAGGGTTGTGACTGTTTTACCGGCACCCATGACAAGAGCAAGAAGCAGTTGCCCTCGGTCCACCATTGCCTCGGCGGCCTCCTGTTGAAACGGATACAGCGTGCCCTTAAACACGAGGCACCCACGTCGGAAATACGGAACAATTTTTCACGGCTTCGTACACTTCATTGTCAGTCATATCACCAATGTCTTTTGCGGTAGTGTGATTGTACTGGAGGTATGTAACAGGATAACGAAGGGCAGGAAGACGACTACTCAACTTTTTAGTAGCCGATTTTCCGGCATCATCATTGTCCATGGCGATAATTAAACGGTTAACGTGGGTACTGATAAGACGCACTTGGGTGTCACTAATGTGCGCACCGAACGTAGCCAACCCACACACGCCGTCAAGGGCGGTGTTGATGCGCACAACGTCAAGAGGTGATTCAACAAGCACACAAGTGTCAGAATTAATTTGATCAATGCCAAAAAGAGTAAAAGACTTTTTTACACCCAAGGGGTAATTGCGAACAAAGTTTTTTGCCTTCAACTGCCAACCAAAAAGTTCACCCATGGCAGAAACAATTGGAATGACCCACGCTTGCTTTTCCTTGGCCCATCGAATGCCATACTTACGCACAGACTCACGATCAAGGTTGCGTTCCTTAAGGCGTTCATCAGAAGGCACAACAAACTTACTAAATTCCATCCAATCGATGGTGGGTGCTTTTGTAAATGTTTCTTCACAAGTGAGCCGCTTCAAACCATTCTGAACAAGAAATTGATGAACAGCGACAATGGTGTCGGCTTCCCCGGTCAACTCTGATACGAGTTGAGACAACGTTCCTTTTGCTCCGCAGGCATAGCAAATCCAAAGACCAGTGCTTGCATTCATAGACCACGACGGGGAGCGATCATCCTTACCTGTACGACTGCGGTGGACGGGGCAACGCGCAGTGATTTCTTTTTCTCCTACTCGCGTAACGTCTACACCAAGTTCTTGTAGAACCGTGGCTACGTCAGTAATACCACGAGTCGGTGTCATTGTCGACATCATCATCCTCTCCTAATTCAGTAAAGTCCATGTTGGCCCAATCCCAATTAATGCGAATCTCCCCAAGAGGGGCGGAGCGCGCAAGGACAACGCGAACAATGGCTTGGTTTTCAATATCGGGATCAGACTCCACGCCCAGCACAAGATCGGAATCTTGCGCAAACGAGGAGGTGTACCCAATGGCGTCAGCAGTAATCCGACGAGATTTCTTGTTGCCTAACTTCCATGAAAGCACTTGCGTGGTGCCGATAATCGGAATGTCTTCGTTCTGGGCCATGCGCTTAAGCGACCTTGTGATGTTGGTCAGTGCCTGCGGAGAGCCCTTTGGTTCGCCGTTCTCGTCATCCATAAGGTAAACGCCGTCAACAAACAGAATGTCAGGACTGTATTCCTTTATTTTGGCAACCAAAGAACTAACGGTGGTAAGCGAAGAAGTATCTTCCGTAATGATAAACGGATGCATGTTACGACGCATCTTCAACGTCTCGGTAACCTTTTCCAATTCTTTAGGGCTCATCGATCCACGGAGAATGTTGCTGTAAGGAACCTTTGCGACGATGGCGTCATAGCGCGCCGACTGTTCTTCGGCAGACATTTCAAAGGAAACAAACAGGGGGGTCTTGCCATGAAGGTGGGCGGCATTAGCCATAAACAAAGTCATAAGCGACTTGCCGCGCTTTGCTTCACCAACGAACGTAATCAACTGCTGTGGTCGGAACCCGGAGGTAATACGATCAAGACCAAGCAGTCCGGTGGGAATACCCCGCAAAGAATTGGGCGTAATTTGAAGTTCAACGTACTTTTGTACGCGTTGTTCCCACGTTTCAATCAAGTTGACATCTCGCAGGCGGGCAATGTCCGCGGAGGCTTTGTGGACACCCTGTACCAACGCCTCCAGCGCCGCCGTGGTGTTACCACCCTCAAGAGCAGGCATTGCCTGCGACATTGCCTCCAACAAGTTGCGGTGTTTGTAGGCGGCGTATACCTCATCAACCAACGCACTAAACGGCTCGTTCCGTGCGTCAATGAGAGTGATATCACCAAACTCCTGCTTAACCGCACGGGGCGTGGGAACCGCACCGTGGTCGCGCCAATAGGTGATGACCCACGACCAAACTTTGCCCCACTCCTCAGTGAAGTGGATAGCCTTGACTCCGGCCTTAAGCACATACGCCGCGTCCTGTTCCTGAACAACTTTACTGATCAACAGGCTTTCCGCACTAGCCATTAGAGCGACCATCCAGTATTAGCCGTAATTACGGTGGCTTTAATCCCAATAATACGCGCGTGATCTTGATTGCCTACAAATATTTGCTTGATGCCGGGAAAGAACTTTTGATCGGAGGCAAGTTCGTAGATGCTGTTGTAGGCCGTCACGGTGGTGGAGATATTACGGCGTACAAGCCATTTTTCCACTTCGTCGGACAACTCATTTTCAAAAAGGGTGTACACGACGACGCCAATATTCTTACGCCCAATCGTGTCAATGACGTGCTTGACTTGAAGTTCGTTAGGCTTCCAATACGACAAATACTTTTCGTACTTTCGTGCGCGCAAGCGGGTTGCGGCGGCAAGGGCATGAACGCCAGACGGCTCAGCAGCGAGGACGTGTTCAAACATGACCGCAAGTTGCGGCGTCACGTATGGGGCGATGTCACCCTTCTCCATTAAGTTCCCTCTTGCGGTAATCACTACCTAAGAAGGGGACGGACAAACAGCACTCCGCAAGAATTGAGGCAAGGCGGGGACCATAAATGGAATCCAACTTCTTGGGTGGAATTTCACTGGTAATGATGGTAATCAACTGATTCTCGTAACGGCTATTTAGCATTGAAGTTATTACTTGTTTGGTGAAGTCGGTAAGGCGCTCCCCACCAAGATTGTCAAGAACAAGAATCTCGTAGACCGAGTTGATGTACTTGAGCAAAAACGGCTCACCATAAATGTCTGGCAGTTCATCGTCGTTCTTCATCTCATCATACGACGCTTCAACAAATTTCTCTGCGGTAATAAAAAAGCCACAGGCGTTGTGGTGAACGATTACCTCGTTGAGGGTGGCTACGGCAATATGAGTTTTCCCAGAGCCCGGACCGCCAAACAAATACAAGCCCTCTCCCCGTGCGGAATTAATTGCATAGTTGTCCCACCACTGACGAACGTAATCCAGCACGTCGGGGCTACCCTGTTCCGCGTTGTAGTTGTCAAATGATTTATCGACAAATCGTTTGGGTACGTGCGCGTTTTTCAGTCGTTCCGCAGTCGGGCGGTTGCGCCAATACCGCGTACCTCTCCACTCACTCATTTGATTCCTTCTTTAAAAACCGTGTGTCAACACCATACTCGGAGTAGTCGTACGTTGTAGCAGATTCTCCAACACGCTTATGCAAGTTGTCAAGCCTTCCTGCAAAGCCTCGCCACGCTGGAACGTCGGACGGCAGCGGAGTCTTACGAATGTCAAACGCAAATAGATCAATCATCTGTGTTATTTGCTTATGTGTAACGCCTTTTTGTTTTAAACCTTTAAAAATCTTTATCAGGGCAGGGCCGTTCGTTGGGGAATTCAACGACATAATTCCGGCAGTCATATCCCTGAAGTGCTGGACCAATCCCATAAGAGACTCGCCTTTTTTTCCGGGATTTGGTTCCTTTGCGCCATCGGCGCCTAGTGTTCGGACATCCCATTCGTCGTCACCGTGCATCAGATGTCAGCGGGGTTGGACCCTTTGGGGCCGTGATATCTGACGCGCACGGTCGGAACTTCCACGCCCTTACCGTTCTTGGGAATAGAAATGTTCTTGCCGTCAACCTGTTCTGCGGGCAGGGGCCTTCCCTTCAATTGGATAACTCGGGTCGGTTTACCCTTGCCGTCCACCCCGGGCACCTCGTATTGCCACATAGTTACCATCACGTCGGATCATTCCTCTCGCTAAGTTTCTTTTGATGTTGCCACTTCGGATCAGTAGTGTATAGATCCAATTCAGAAATCTTTTTCTTCTTCCCCCTTTGGCCCCTTTCTTGGTTTAGGTTATTCTTTCTTGATTGGGTGTCACCCGTGACACCACTAAGGGGTGTCACCCGTGACACCCTAGGAGTGTCACCCGTGACACCACTAAAGACCCTAGTGTCACCCGTGACACCCCTACCGTTTAGCAAGGCGTTGGGGTTATTGAAATCAATGACGTAGCGGTTGGAAAGGTTTTTACCACTCTTTCCATACCTTTGGGTTCGCTTGATGACTCCTATTTCGCTAAGACGGTGCATGGCCCTAATGACCGTGCGACGGCTATGACCAGTCATAGTCGATAAATGATCGTAAGAAGTGGTCAGTTCTTGCGTTTCGCTGTTGAGATACATGAGGGCTTGCACCAGCACGTGCAGGGCGACTGCATCTTTTTTGATGTATTCCAACACCCATCGAGGCACCGGAATAAACGGGCCTCCCAATTTAGACACCATAATCATTGCCTTTCTTGTTATTTGCTGGTACTCTTAATGCCTGAGACAAGTAGGTTCGTCGCTGGACCTGCTTGTCTTCCCGCCGTAGTGTGTGTGGGCGGGGCTCACGGGAGCGGGCCGGGTGGTTGCCCTTCTTGACCTCGGCCCCCCGTGAGCGCTAAATAAGGCCCTTTGCAAGGGCCCATCCCCCAAGAAACTCCACCACCTCGGCATAGGTTCCCATGTAATTACGCAGTTTCCCGTCAGTCCCCACATAAGAAAGGGAGAACAGGCTTGGCGCCGTGGGGGTGTCGTGAGACGCAATAGGAGCCGTTTTAAGGGGTGTTTTGGTGGGGATGGGTGTCCCGATAGGGGTGTCCACGGAAGGGGTCTCAGAAGCCTCCTCAACCACGCTCAGAGGAACAAGCCCATTGCACAGGTCAAGGGCAGGCACCCCACGTTCAGTGGCCGAAAGCACAATGTGCTCAGTCATAACGGTAGGGTTGCCCTGTTCGTCTTGATCCCACAGCACCAGCACTTCAAATTGGGGGTGCAAATCCATGGCATCGGTCACAAGGTTTTCCACGTTAATTACTTCGCCAGCCGCCCGCTTTACGACGGGGTGAACCTTTCCACCCTCATGCAGCAGAGTGAAGTCAGAACCACGATCAATCAACCAATCCAACACACGCGCTTGCCCATCCGTGGGTTTCCCTGTCCACAAAATCACAAAGTGGGCATTGTGCTCTACGTCAGCCAGCCCCGCCTCAATGACGTTTTCGTTTGCGTTGCCAGTACCGGCAACTAGGTAGTACCTTTTGTTGACCATGTTGTTCTCCTATT